CTATTGCACCGTATCAGTATGGGACAAGGAGAAGAAAGAGTGGATAAGCAAGCAGGATGTAGGTACTGAGTCCTATACTGAGAAGGAGAAAGGACAGGCATCCGATGCGTTCAAGCGTGCCTGCTTCAATGTGGGGATAGGCAGGGAACTGTATACCTCCCCGAAAATCTTTGTCACTCTCAACGATGGCGAGTACACGGAAAAGGCGGGCAAGGTCTATCCGAAAATAAACATGACGGTATCGAAGATTGAGTATAACAAAGAGGGGCAGATTTCGTTTCTTGCACTGGTGGATGACAACCTTAATGTAAGGTTTAAGTATGGTGTGCCATTAGCCGGTGCGGTTCAGCAGCCTGTCCCTCAGCAACCAGCACCGCAGCCTACAAAAAAGGAAATGAGTGACAAGCAGCTCCAGCAGGCCATTGACAAGATAAACGAAGGAAAACTTGACATTCTCAACAAGTGCAAGGCTACATACGCACTGAAGGACTTCCAGCTTCACGCGATGAACGAGGCGGTGACGAACTACAAGATAAACAATAACATTCAATAGTCATGACATCTACATTATATCAGCTGACCGCCCAGATGGCGGAGATAGAGTGCATCCTTTCGGAGAACGGGGGTGAACTGACTCCAGAACTTGAAGCCGCGTGGGATGAGACCAGGGAGGGGCTGATGTCCAAGGCTGACAATTACAACGCCCTAATACAGAAATTCAAGGCTTCAGAAGCTGCCATAGACAACGAGATAAAGAGGCTACAGTCCCTGCAAAAGACCGTCAAGAATGGTCAGAAGCGTCTTAAGGACCACATCCTTGAATGTATGAATGCTTTTGACATAAAGCAGCTGGAGGGCCAGTTCTGCAAAATGTCTGTCCGCAGTTCCAAATCACTGAATGTGGAGGACGAAATGATACTGTTCCCGTTCCGTGGGAAGATTGACGAGCTTAACGCCCTGCTGCCGGACTATGTTACGGTGGATGTCAATATAAGCAAGACCGCCATCAAGGAGCAGTTCAAGGACACTGACGTGCTTCCGGCAGGATGCGAGTATGTGGAGAACGAAACACTTCAGATAAGATAGATATGGCAAAGGTAAAGACATACAGCATGACGAAATATGACGGCACGGTACGTTCACGTGACGGCATCCACAGGTGGCTTGACAATGCGCTTGACAGTTGCAGCAACGGAGAATACCAGCTGTCGTTCAGCAGGAAGCAGGAGCCCAGGAGCCTTGACCAGAACCGGCTGATGTGGCTGTGGTTCTCCTGCATATCGGATGAGACAGGGAGCTCAAAGGAGGAGGTGCACGCCCACTACTGCCGGAAGTTTCTCCGTACCCATATCGTGTTCAACGGCACGAGGGAGGAGGTGATACTTGGTACAAGCAGGCTCGACATGGAGACAATGGCGATGTTCCTGGACAGGGTTCAGGCAGACGCCTCCTCCGAGCTCGGGATAACGCTGCCGAATCCGGATGACCTGAACTTTGAGAGCTTCAAGGAACAATACAAAAACTATCTGTAATCAAAGAAAATTTTGGCATTATGAAATTTGAGTGTATATTTGCGTCCGAAGAACGCCAAACTTCAACACATACAACAGAAATGAAAGGGGACATTTCATACCCTTTCGGCAGCGTTGTAGACGCAAGTATATTGCCGTCTGTTTCCCTATACGGACCTCTTTCATTCTGTGAAATTGGTTGGAGTTTGGCGACTTCAGGGAAGCAGACGGCTTCTCTTTTATACATAACTCAAATTTCATTCGTAATGCCAAACTCCAATGAAATTTGTGCAGGTGTGAAGTATAGTAGCACCAGCGCAGGGCGTAGCGGAGCCAAATCCGTATCTTATCGTAAATATGAAGTGGAGAAGAACGCCAAGAACCAGGCATACCATTTCATCCTTTCCAACGGACTATTAGAAGAGTTTGCGGAGTTCTGTCGGGGACATCATGCGCGCGATGCCCACAAGGACTGCGTGGATATTCTGTTGTCTATAATCTAATTCGTAAAACAAGCAAGACATGTTAAACTCACAAGCAATAGATTACTTTTCGCTGAATACGAACTTCTTCGATGATGACAAAATTCAGCTCATCGAAGCGGAGTTCGGGGTCAAGGGGTCTTATATTGCACTGAGGCTGCTCTGTAAAATTTATAGTACCGAGGGCTATTACTACCGATGGGGTGGGGACGAGTGTTTATTGTTCGCAAAGAGCATGGGTGCTGTCTTTGTTCCGACAATGGTGAATGAAGTCGTAAACGGGTTGGTCAAACGTTCTTTCTTTGACAAAAGGGTTTTTGACACGTTCGGAATTTTGACTTCGCGGGGTATTCAGACAAGGTATTTTCAAGCAGTGAGCCGCAGGCAAAAGGTGAGTGTAATTCGTGATTTCTTGCTCGTGGACGTGTCGAAAATGAATAATGTCTACATTATCGACAATGATGTTAACATTATCGCTCAAAATGTAGACATTATTCCGCAAAGTAAAGTAAAAGAAAGTAAAGTAAATAATCCCCCCTTATACTCTAACGAGTATATCCCCCCTTTGCAGGGGGAGACACCACCAAAACCATCCCGTAAACGTTTTGTTAGACCGACCGTAGATGAAGTCCGGGCATATTGCCGGGAGCGTGGAAACAATGTGGACGCACAGCGTTTCCTTGACTTCTACGAGAGCAAGGGATGGAAAGTGGGCAACTCTCCGATGAAAGACTGGAAAGCCTGCGTAAGGACCTGGGAACAACGGGACAATACGCCAAAGCAGTCACCGTATCAGCCCAAGCCACAGCAGCTGGAAACCGACTGGGACGAACTGGAGAGGCAGCGTCAGGACTACATCCGTAAACTGAGGGAAAGGGAGCAAAAGGAGAAAGACAATGGAATATAACGAGAAGATAGAATGCATAAAAGCAGCAATGACAGGTGTCAAGTACGCCTTTCATCCGGCATCTGAAAGGATAGACGGTATCAGCTCGGTGCTTCAGAAGCACTACAGGCGCAAGAAGCAGACCGCGGACTTGGAGAGCATAAGCTCCACTGCTGAGCAGCTTGACGAGGACATACGGACATTCTATGGAAAAATGCTGTGGTCCGGTGAAGTGTCGCTTGCAATTGACTGGGGGATGTATGGGGAGTACGGGGAGTTCACAGGACTGAATGCTGACAGACTGTTCCGCTTCGTACGGTGCTATGCCGAAAGTCCTGAAAGGACGGACGCACTGAACAGAATCAAGGCCCTTGCAGCCGAACCCCGCAGCATTAGTAACAACTCCGAAATCGGGCGGAAGAACTGGGAAGCCATGTACAGATACGCACTGACTGCGTATGACGAGTTCTGCAAGAGCGGTTCTCTGCCAGGAACGAGACGGGAAGCGCACGGACTTGCCGGAGCATTGCTGGTGGCGCAGAGGCACAACGAGGCGAACGTCTACCAGTGGCTTAAGTCAGTCGGGATAGCCCCAGTTGATGCCGAGAGTATAGGCTTGAATGTGATGGGCTATGCGATGAGGCTCAAAGAGCTGTTCCAGAACATGAAGGCAACCGGATATGACTTCCGTGCCAATATGCAGGCTGTAGTCAGCATTGCGGAAGAAGAAAAAAGATTCTGGTGATGTATGATAACACTTACCACAAGGCAGGCCGCGGACCTGCAACGCCTGATGGCGGAGATAGACCGGGAGACTGCCGGGAAATGCCGCAGGGCAAGAATCACGAACCTCACGAGGAGGGCAAGGCTAATCATCAACAAGGTAATACGAAATGACACACAGACAGGAACAGATACTTTCAGCCATACGGGCCATAGGAGAGGAGAAGCGGTCACAGGGGACACTCCCGGCCTATTCGACCACAATTGAGCTGGCACGGAGGACCGGAATGAGCCTCACCGAGGTGACAGACACCGTCCACGGGCTGGAGGCACTGGGAGTGCTGAAGGTCGGACCTACCCTGAGCTACGAGTATTGCGAAATCATAGACGGGAATGACGCCAACAAGTGAAGTATTCAACATGGACTGCATGGAATACATGCGTGGTATTCCGGACGGCTTCTTCGACCTTGCCGTTGTTGACCCTCCGTATGGGATAGATGCTCCCAACATGGCGATGGGAAGCAACCCTAAACGGAGCAGGAGCGGGGACGGAATCAGCGTTGCGCGGAAGCTCAAGGAGGCGAGGTTCTGCAAGGGAGCAGGAAAACTGAAGGGCAGGGTGCTGAACACTATGGGCTGCGACTGGGACATGTTCCCTCCGACAGAGGAGTATTTCACAGAGCTGTTCCGCATAAGCCGGAATCAGGTCATCTGGGGCGGCAACTACTTCAACCTTCCTCCGACAAGGTGCTTCATCTGCTGGGACAAGAAGCAGCCTTGGGAGAACTTTTCGCAGGTGGAGCTTGCGTGGACATCATTCGACACTCCGGCAAAGCTGATAAGGCTCTCCTCACGGGGAGGAAGCAATGCCAACCGCAAGATACACCCGACACAGAAGCCCGTTGCGCTGTACGCCTGGATATTCGAGAAGTTTGCAAGTAAGGGACAGAAGATACTTGACACCCACCTCGGCAGCGGGAGCAGCCGGATAGCTGCCTACAGGATGGGACTGGACTTCTACGGATGCGAACTGGACGAGGCCTATTTCAACGCCTCGCAGGAGAGGTTCGAGAGGGAATGTCTCGGGATTGAGAAGATAGGAAACAGAACGATAATACAACAGAGTTTATTTTGAAATGAAATGCAGAATAACACACGCATCACTATTCTCCGGCATAGGGGCATGTGACCTCGCTGCGGAATGGATGGGCTGGAGCAACCAGTTCTGGTGCGAGATTGACAATTTTTGTCAACAGGTACTGAAGTATCACTTTCCTGAAAGTATAGGTTATGGAAATATCAAGGAAACAGATTTCAAAAAATGGAGAGGACGGATTGACGTCCTTACTGGAGGATTCCCATGCCAGCCGTTCAGCTGCGCAGGAAGAAGGAAAGGAGCGGGCGATGACCGCTACCTCTGGCCGGAAATGCTTCGAGCGATACGGGAGATTCAGCCCTCTTGGGTCGTTGGTGAAAACGTTGGCGGAATCGTCAGCATGGTACAACCCGGCCGTGAGACTAAGTTGGGGGGGGCAGGGCTCTCTGTTCGGAGAGGATAACAGTATATACGAAAGAAGGCAGCAGTATGTCGTTGAAACCATCTGTCAGGACCTTGAGCGTGAAGGATACTCCGTCCAGCCGGTACTTGTTCCGGCTTGTGCCCTCGGTGCGCCGCACAGGAGAGACAGGGTCTTCTTCATTGCCCATCTTGAAGACTCCGTCTGCCATGGATGCGAGGGAGAGCCTTGCGGGTGCAAAGAAGTCCCCGAGGCCAGGAGACACCGGGTGTCTGACACAGGAGATACAGAACGGATGGGCAATGAAGAGAGGGCTGTTGCCAACGCCCGATGCTTCAGAGGGGACAAAATGGACTACAAAGTACAATCCGAACAGCCAAAGGGGAAGTGGGCTGACAGCCATGGCCGTAAACGGGATATTGCCAACTCCGATGACCCAGGGATTGAAAGTCAGCGACAAGGACGGGAAGACAAGATTTATGGACTTGAATCTTCTGCCGACTCCTGTATCCAGAGACTATCAGCCGAGTTTATCAAAGGATGCGATGGTCAAGAAGAACGGTACACTTCGCACGGACGCCCTATCGAATCTCCCCACCATGATAGGAGTACACCATTCTCAGACAGGTGGCGTGACTTCCCAACTCAACCCCCTGTTCGTTGCAGATATGATGGGATTTCCTATAATGTGGTGCGATATATAAATGAAGATGTTTATGCAGAGATTAAAAAACATATCAGAAGAGAAGATTTGTCCAGTGTGTATGATGCCATTCAAAAGGAGAAAATTCGGAAACAGATGGGAAGACTATACGAGATTTCGGAACCGAATATATTGCTCGAAGTCTTGCAGCGCACAGCGGAAAATGAACGACATGAACAGAGACCGCACGGTATTTCACAATTTAGCAAGGAGACATCTGAAAGAGTCCTGTGCTATTTGCGGAAGCATGGAACATTTGCAGGTTCACCACTTGGACAAAAATATAAAGAACAATTCACAAAGCAATTTGGAGACTCTTTGCCAGAGCTGTCACATGAAATTGCATTGGCAACAAAGAAGATTGCTGAAGAATGCGAAAGGACAGCTTCATGGGTTAGACAAGAATCAATAAAGGCATACGGGAATGCCATTGTCCCGCAGGTTGTATATGAGATATTCAAGGCAATAGAAAAAGAATTTTAAATATAAGACAATCATGAAAGATACAATCACGAAGACAAACGAGAGCCTTGCAAAGGCTCTGGAATCGAACGAATCGACAAGAGGCTTCATCAAGGAAGCCATCGAAGCACTGACAAAGGCGGCCGAATCCATGCAAGTGACGGTGAAGGATGAGGAAGGCTATACTCCGGAGAACGGGGTATATGCAATCCGAGAGACGGAGGGGCACACCATGTTCCTTTCGCCCGCAAAGCTGGAGGAAATGAAGTCCAAAGGCGAGGACATCAGCGACATAGAGGAGGTCGCGGTCATCACTGACCTCTTCCCGTTCAAGATTAAGAAGAATGCCATGCAGAAGGGTACATTTGCGGAGGCGCAGAAGATCGCAGCCGCACAGGGGGAAGGATGGAGGTGTCCGAACCGGCATGAGTGCATAGAGATATACAACGCCCGTTTCCAGGGCCTGGACAAGGCTCTTGAGCTGATAGGCGGTGACCCGGTAAGGGGCTGCATTTGGACCTGCGAGGAGGACCCGGACCCCGAGTTCAGCCAGAGCAACGCGTTCTACTTCGGCGGGGACAGCGGCCACGTGAACACGGGCAGCAAGTACTACACTTATGCAGTGCGTGCCCTCTCCGCTTTAGAAAAGTTCTAAGTCGTAGGTCGTCCCTGCGGTCATCTGCAAGGTGCCGCGGGGACAGAATCGTAAAATAATATTAATTCAAAAGAAGTATGTCACTGAACAAAGCAATTATTATCGGCAATGTGGGCAACGAGCCCAATGTCAGATACCTTGAAGGGGCGTCCGGGAATCAGAAGGTAGCAACGTTCTCGGTAGCTACAACAGAGAGGTACAAAGGCCGTGACGGGCAGAACAAGGAGAACACCGAATGGCACAACATAGTCGCCTGGAGGGGTCTTGCCGACCTCGTGGAGAAGTATGTCGGCAAGGGCACGCAGCTGTATGTGGAGGGCAGGCTGCGCACCCGGAGCTGGACGGACAATGCCGGCACGACAAAGTACACCACTGAGATTCTTGCTGACTCCATCCAGCTGCTCGGCCGCAAGCCGGACCCTGCCGTGCAGGGTGCAAGACAGATGGGGCAGCAGACACAGCAACAGCAGGTGCAGCAGCCGGGGCTGTACGACCCTCATGATGATGATTTACCGTTCTAAAACATGAAGGAAGTATGGAAATAATCCCTAAAATACAATTTGTGTCTGGCAGCTTCAACACAAAGGAAGACAAGCTGGTGCTTGTGCCAAATGCCAATCACGGTAAAGTTTCGCTCTGTGTAAAAGACCACGAATCCGGATGGCTTATTCCTGTCGGAGAAATAGAACTATACGATAGTGGTCTCTTCAAGGACTTCAAAGCTACTTTTGAGGACGCAAAGAAGTTCGGAGAGGAAATCTGCCGCAGGTTCAACGAATTCCCACAAGACGAGAAGTTATGATAGTCAAACAAAAAAGACTATTCCGGATAGTCACGGTTGAAGCCTATAATGGATGTTTACCGATAACAGCCTATATGGTGCAAAGGTTAGAAAAAGAACGCACTTTTCTCCCCGACAAATGGGTGAACATCAAAGGCTTCGAAGATAGAAAGAAAGCGGAGAGTTTATTTGAATTATTAACATAAGTAAAAGAAATGAAGAAGATAATGTTTAATGACAGATACGGGCTCACGGAAGCCGTACTGTCCGGACGGAAGACGCAGACGAGGAGACCGATAGGCGAAAAATACACGATAAGTGGTGCGATTATGAAGAGTACTGCCGTATGGTAGCACCAGCGGGGATTCCGGGTATGTTCTGCCGCGAAAAGGATTTCTATCTTGAATACTCGCACTATAAGGTTGGCGAGGTCGTTGCCGTTGCGCAAAGCTACAAAGATTGCACGGAGGAATGTATCAAAACCACTGGACTTGAAGTAACAACTAAGCCGCATTTAGCGAAAGTGCCGGGCTATAAGAATAAGATGTTCGTAAAGGCTGAATATATGCCCCACCACATCCGCATCACGGGCGTAAGGATTGAGCGGTTGCAGGACATATCGGATGAGGATTGCATCAGGGAGGGCATAATTGCAAAATGGCATGCTCCCGGTGCCAGAAATCTTTATTATATCCCCAATAAGCAGGTAAGGTCTGAAGATGATATATATCTGACACCTCACGAAGCTTACGCCGCCATGATAGACCGCATCTGCGGCAAAGGTACATGGAGAAGCAACCCCTATGTATTCGTTTACGATTTTGAATTAGTTGATTAAAAAGACAAAGAAATGAGACAGATTAAATTCAGGGGCAGACGCCTCGACAATGGGAAATGGGTATATGGTGATTTGATAGAGAATCAAGGACGGTTCTTTATTTATCATGCCACAAGCGAAACAACAACCAAGGACAGCGATGACGGTCATATCACGGTGGTAGCAGTCGCAGTAGATGGCAGTACCGTGGGCCAGTTCACCGGACGGTACGACAAGAACGGCAGGGAGATTTACGAGGGGGATATTGTAAGGTTTCCGGTGAACGGACCGACTGAAGATACCGCAGTCCTTAAGACTTCCGAAGTCAAATGGAACAAAGACCTCTTCAGGTTCACCGTCCTTTCGGAGCTGTGGCGGTCGGAATACTGCATTATCGATGGGGGCCGTGTCGGCCAGATGGAGGTCATCTGCAATATACACGACAATCCGGAGCTGCTGAAAGGAGGTGAGGAATGAAAGCGACAATTCATTATACAATTGACAAAAGTCAATATGAGGCCCTGAGGGACGTTCAGATTATTCCTGCTCCGCAAGGATGTTTCGCGATGGATGACCCTGGGTACATCAGTTTCCCCTATGCCATTGCTCTGGCACCAGCTATAAGTGATAAAGAGCTGTCCTATGGAAAGATTCTTTCGTGCCCTATCACAGGAGATTGCGAGGGTTGTGGCGGATTTGAATCTCTATATGTGTCTGAGATATATACATGCGTTACGTCATGGATACTTTATGAGTCGGTTAAGGTCAATATGTTTGAATACACGGATGATGACTTTAATTCCGCGCTTTCAATGGCATTGGACAACTTCAGGGTACATAATGTAGCAATGGATCGTTCGTGCGAAGATTATCTGAAGATGATTCAGAAAGAAGGTCGACTTATATCCATGGAGGAATTTAGGAGGATGAGAAATGAAAAAGGAACAGATTGAACAGGCCGCAACAGATGCCTGTATAATGGAAAGAAATATCTACAATGACGAATACCAGCCGTATTATATGGATGGCTTCAAGGACGGTGCGAAGTGGCGCATTAGCTCCGTGTGGCATGATATATCAGAAATTCCGGAATACGGAAGAATGCTGCTATGTGTTTCAATGTCATACCAACCGCTTATCTGCGGTCCTGACAATGGAGACTTCATGGACACCGCAAGGTATTTCGATATAACCAGTTGGGCATACATTGATGACCTTATACCGGAAAAGGAGGGCAGATGAGCAGATATGATTTCATAGTAGGCATAGACCCCGATGTGGACAGGTCGGGGGTGTGCCTGCTGAATGTGGTTGACAGGGAGGTGACGGTGGATAGTCTGACATTTCCAGAACTGCTGGACAGGCTGACGGGGTTCAAGGCATACTTCAACCATTCCTTTGAAAGTTCCGTAACCCTGAAGTTCATCAAGGAGTATTATCCAGAAGTAATCTATAAGTTCGGCTTCATTGAGAACATTTGGAAAAATCATAACGGAATGCTTCCGACTGTGAGTTCCGCATATTGCTGTGCGGATTACAAGCACAACCCTAAATATCAGGACAAGTGTACTATTCTTGGAATTAGGAAGTCGGAGAGTTCAAAAAGGGCGAAATATTCGACAGTCAGCATGAAAAACAAAGCATTAATCAATGAATATTTCGAAGAACATTGCCAAAGCACAGGAAGTCCGAATGTCCTACAGCTTAAGCCCATTATAGACTGGACCAATGAAGATGTATGGAACTATATCAAAGCACATGACTTGCCTGTAAATCCCGAATACAAGGAATACAAGCGGGTGGGATGCCTTGTTTGTCCGAAGGCTAATTTCACAAGCAACTATAAGACGTTGCTGAAATATCCGAAGCTGATAGATGCTTTCATCAGGGCGAGGTCTAATAATACGCAAGACTGGATCATCACATCAGATAACCTGACATACGAAGATGACAAGCCTTACTACATCTGCCGCTGGTTGAACCATTCGTTCATGCCGTTCACAAAGAAGCAGGAGGCCCTGTACAAGCAAGTGAGGGAAGCGTATGACATACTGCATGAGAGCAAATGATATGGAGTATTTTAAGATAGAGCTATAATTTGTAATGAATATGAAGATACTCAAAGAAGGTAAACTGGAAGAGCACAAGCAATCTGTAAACATTGCGGATGCGAATTTTGATAGCAGAGACAAGCGTGTCAGTTGTTTGGCAATTATAATATTTAAAAATTAAATACAATGCAGGTAATAGATATTCTCAAGGTTAGCAGGAGTTCGATAGAGCTTCAGAAGAAATACGGTATAAAGGTAGAAGATGTAAAATACATTCCGCTTTATGACGAGTATCAGGCAATGGTGGCAGAGGGTAAGAAGACGGTCTACGTGGTGGCTATACTTGCGGAGAAATACGGTCTATCGGAAAGGTCGGTGTATTCTGTCATCAAGCGTCTGAAAAAAGTGGTGAAGTGACCCCTTCAGTGCTTTTCCTATGCGATGTGCTGACAATGACAATCAACGGGTTTATCTTTACATTACTAATGAGAAGAGTTGACAATAATGGTCTTACGATAAAGCAGGAGAAATTCGTAAGAAAGTACCTCGAATGCGGGAATGCGTCTGAGGCTTATCGCTGTGCTTATAATTGTAAGAAAATGAGTGATAATGCTGTTTATCGAGAAGCGAGTTTATTACTTGATAACCCAATGATAACCCAAAGGTGCGAATACCTTAAAAATCATCTTGCTGAGGCTTCCGGTATTACCGCTCTTTCAATCATAAAGGAGCATCAGAAGATTGCCTTTTCCGATGCCACAAAACTGCGTAACGGATGGATGTCTCTCAAGGAGTTCGAAAGCCTTTCTGAAAGCGAGAGGGCTGCAGTGAAGTCAATAGAAACGAGAGAGGTAAAAAGAGTAACGGCAGAGGGAGAGGAGATTGTGAATACGGAAGTCAAGGTTACGATGTACGACAAGCAGAAATCGCTTGAGAGCATTTGCCGGATGCTTGGCTATAATGCTCCTGAAAAGATAGAGCATTCGGGCAAGGTTGGAATCGAGCAGATAACGGGAATGGAGGTGATATGATGTGGGCAGACGGATAACATTCGACACGAAAGGCAATGACAGGCAGAAAGAGGTCGCGCGCCTGTGGATTGACCCGGTAGTACTTGAAATCCTATATGGAGGGTCAAAGGGTTCTGGCAAGTCATTCCTCGGCTGCTCCCTGCTGACGGGTGACGCGCTGATGTATCCCGGCACCCATTACTTCATAGCGAGAAAGACGCTTGCCGACCTTGTGAGATACACCATACCGAGCTTATATGAGGTCTTTGAAATATACGGGATAGACGGACGGTATTACCGCTTCAACGGGCAGTATAACTATTTCGAGTTCCACAACGGCTCGCGAATCTATCTGCTTGACGCCAAGTATATGCCGACCGACCCACTGTACGAGCGGTTCGGTTCGATGCAGTTCACCCGCGGATGGATTGAGGAGGGCGGAGAGTTCTCCAGGGACGCAAAGGCAAACCTGCAGGCTTCTCTCGGTCGTTGGAAGAACGACAAATACAACCTTTCCCCAAAGCTGCTCATCACCTGCAACCCGTCAAACAATTTCCTTTATACGGACTATTACAAGCCGTGGAAAGACGGGAAACTGCCTGAATGGAGGGTGTTCGTCAGGGCTTTGCCGCAGGACAACAGAATGCTTCCTGCCGGCTATGTGGAGAATCTTATGCGCATACTTACGCCCTCACAGATTGAAAGGCTGGTGCACGGAAACTGGGAGTATGACGATGACCCGAACTGGCTTGTGGACTATGACGCCATTTGTGACATATTCACGAATGAGTTTGTGCCGGATGAGGGCAACGGCTACATCAGTACCGACCTTGCAGGAAAGGGACGTGATAATTGGGTTGTCGGTACGTGGAAAGGCTATTGCTGTCATATCCCGATTGTACAGGACTTCTCCGAGGGAAAGGAGATAGAGGACAGGTTGAGGAGACTGGCGACAGAGCTGAATATACCACATTCCAGGATAGTGTCAGATGCGGACGGTTTGGGATTCTACCTTGAAAGTTATCTGAAAGGGATAAAGGAGTTCCATGGAGGTGCAAGGGCGGTCGATACTGCCACATACGCCAACCTCAAGAGTGAATGCGCGTTCAAGTTGGCTGAACTGATAAACAAACGGCAGGTACGCGTTATCTGCTCTCCGGAGATTGAGGAAAAACTGAAAAGGCAGTTTGGCGTCCTCAAGTCGAAGAACACCAATGCAGCAGAGCAGAAGCGCGCAGTGCTGTCAAAAGACGATATGAAAGCCCTGTTGGGAGGAGAGTCCCCCGACCTGCTTGATATGCTTATAATGCGAATGATATTTGAAATACACCCGAAAGCCGAGGGTATGAGGTCGGCTGCAATAATCAGACCGAGAAAACGATGATACTTGGGATTATTGACACGATACGCGGACTTGTCAACCGCATTAATCCGGACATCCTCTTCGAGTGTGACGCACCGGAAATGATGAATATAAAGGCAGATACCATAAGCAGGGACATCCCCGCAGGATTTGTCTATGTCGAGGAGCCGACATCGGGATACTATGAAATCCCATATCGGGGCTATCAGAAACAGAGAGTATCGCTCCGCGTCTATTTCTGTGACTTTGAGCCTATGGCTAACGATGCCTATAAAGGTGACAGCAATTTCAGCTGGAACTCCAGGACAGAGGCAAGGCTTTCAATTCGTGAACGGATAGAGGAGACAATGGTACGTCCATTCCTCTATCTGCTGAAGAACTCCGATACGGGTATGAGATACCCCGGCATCCTTTCGTCTGTACGGGTGACATATCCTGTCCCTCAGTTTGATGCAAACGAGGTCAGTGTCTGCCTTGAACTGACATTTGAGGATAGTTGGTGCCTTGACAACTATAAGCCGATACAGCGATGAAGAAGATAGACATAAAGGGCGGGCAGATGACGTTCGGGCAGAGGATAGAAATGGGGCGTATCATCACCGACATCTCTCTGTCCGAGTTCGACAAGTTTGCCGGCTGTATGAAATGCCTTGACCCCGAATGGAGATACGAGGACACTCCCGAAAGCATAGACTATTGGGAGGAGGTTCTTGAGGGGCTGAAATACTGGGTAGACCGTGAGAAGAACGAACTGAAATATACTCCTACGGAAGAGGAAAGAGCCGCAGGAGTGGAGAATATGTCAATGCTTATCGGGGAAATGGGGACGATAATGGCACTTGCCAAGGACTATGCGAAAGACCCTGACGAGATTCTCGAATGGAAATACGGCAAGGTGTTCAATATCCTTTTCACAAATCTTCAGAGCTATCTTTATCAGGACAGGCTACACAAAGCGCATGAGAAGCGGATAAAGAACGGTTCAAGATATGGAGGAGCACGGTGATGGAAGGAATTGAGAAGATGCTGCATGATGGCTTGGAGAAGATGCGCGAGGGCATTATAAGCAAGTCACGTGAAGCAGGTCAGGAGGCATCAGGGAAAACATACGCCTCTATAACGGTGGAGACAAATAAAGATGGGGAGACGATAGTGGGGGCAATCTATGCCCCGAATTACTTCCATACTCTGCTGGTAGGGCGCGGACCAGGAAAGGTCCCGGCCAATATGGGGCAGCTCATCATGGAATGGGCGGCAGCAAAGGGAATAACTTTTCAGACCCCCAAAGATGCTGTCCGGTTCGGGAATGCCGTAGCGTGGAAGATAAGGCGCGAGGGTTCGGAATTGTATCGCAATCATCTGTATGTAGATATCATTGACACTCCTGCTAAGGAATTTGAAGAATGGCTAAACAAGAGGATAGGTGGTGTCATGGATGTCGTTATAGAAAGGGCATTCACGCCAGATGAAACGGGAGGACATGGATTTATAATTTAGTTTTATATGGCACTTTTAGAAACCCCAAAGAGGATGCAGCCTGCATTTAACCCGGTTGTCTTTGTGACAGACGGGAATGAGTTTACATTCAACGCCAATGCCTCTGGCTCTGTTTACGATAAAATAACAATAGAGGCTGAAAAGATAAATGGACGGGCCACTTATGACATATCATCTTTTATGCAGGCCTATTTTTCATCCGACAAGAGCCCATACAACAATATGGATTGGATATATCTGGACAGGAGACTGTTTGCGATATATTCAGTAGCCGGTGTGAGGAGAAGCGTGATAAATGCTGTTCAGATGAAGGGGCAGACTATTGACCTTCTTAAGGATGGGGTAGACTGTCTTCTTACAACACGACCAAGAGTAGATGGAAAGATAAAAATACCAGTTTATCCAGGTTTCCCGTCAGGGATATGTGTCGCTTATCGTGACGCATATAAGGAAGCCGCATCTTTCAATATTGTGCTTGAGTCTTCTACCATGAGCAGGGGGCAGATTCAGAAAATAACAATCAATTCCAACACTTTCTGGGAGGTCACTCCGTCTATAGGTTATGTGGTTTCTGAATCTTCTGGATTTGGAAACAGGGAGATATTCCTGAAAGCCCTGGACAATGCTGAAGATGGTCTGGCCCTTTCATTCGGATATGCCAATGCTGGGGCTAAAGATATTAATATAATCATTAAGTGATGGCAAACGAAATTACACTGAAGGTAACGAGGAACAACGGGATTGTTGACACAACAACAATCCCTTCCACTTCTTACAATGTCCATTCGGTAGAGATACTTCCTGGAAGTCTGAACAGAGGTGCTGCTAAGCTTGAAGTGATGGGCGATGGAGAAGGTAAGGCCGGACTGAATATGGTTGTTGAATTTGTCGAGAGGTGTGTGCCGGAGTTTCCTGTATATGTTAGATGGATTAATCGTAAAGGTGGATATGAATACTATATGTTTGAAGGCTTTAAAACCTTTGGACAGGTTACGAAAAGGGGGGATATGTATGAGGTTGGAGGCTATTCGGGAATGGATTCTGTGGAGACCTTTGGGGAGTTACCGCCTGAAGTTGAGAACACAATAGCCTGTGGAGCGCAGAACTTGTCAATTGAAGACTTTGAGCTTCTTGGTGGAATCATTCTGTCTCCAAGGGTTGAAAAGTTTAATCAGGAGAGGCAGGTTTTTGAAAGGGTCATACTTAAGGATACCGCAAAGGAATGGAATACCTCAAGTTCCAGGGGGATTATAAATCTGGAGCTGACAACAATTAAGGAACAAATACAATTTTAGATGACTTATAGATTAGCTGTTCAAAACGACCAGGGCGAATGGATAGATTTGGACCTGGCAGATATTTCTCCTGTTATGAACTATCAGGTCAATTTGTTGTCTGACCTTAAAGATAGGAATGGTGACTATTCGCAGAATATCTCTCTGCCACGTACACCACATAATTTACGCGCCTTCGGGTTTGGTCCACTTGTGCAGTCGAAATCTGGCACACCATATTCAAGGCACTTTTGTGAATTATATGCCGATGGAGTAAGAATAACAAGCATCGGGTCTACTCTCATCTTGTTGAGCCTGAAAAAGGAGGCCATTGATGTGCAAATAGTAGGTAATTCCATAGACCTCTCCAAACTTTTAGGGGATAAGAATATGGAGTCTGTACAGAAAGACGGGTTTTGGATGATGTTTGACATAAAGAATATACCATCAGGAGGAAAGGGAACTCTGTCAAATGGGGTACGATTGGCATATCCATATGCACTTCTGTCAACTGGGAAGCTTCCGTCTTCCGATACCGTTCCTGTAGGGTTCATGGCGAACGCTTCAAGGATTTATCCTCACGTAAACATATATGACGTAGCGCAGTGGCTTCTTAAGCAAGAAGGATATTCTCTGGTGTCCAATATACTTGATACAGATAAGGCACAACTATATATTCCTTGTATTGCTATCGACAAAACTCTTGGCACCGCTTATGATTCTAAGGCGCGAGGACTCAGGACTATTGAAGTTTACGGAAACACACCTATAAAATGGGAACTGAATGCTGACGGCAGGACTGGGGTGTGGGAAGTCGGTGCTAATGCAGAGAGCTTAAGCTATGCTCCTCAGTCGCCAGAAACATTGACAATGGATATAGATTTATCCGGAGTCGCAAATCCCTCTTCTCAAAATGGTACATTGCGTGTTGCCTTAAGAACAGCGGCAGGTGCTACTTATTTGCTCGCCAATCTATTGATAGGGGGAGGGGTATCTAATCCTACTGAGATTAAAAAAACTATAACCCAGGAATTGTTTCCTGGCGATACAATTAGTATATCGGGAACAGGCTCAACCTCTCCAGGGACTACGCTGAACTTGCAATGCTATATAGATTTCTCAGCTGTTCAGACTGCAAGAAATGATCTAGACGAAATCTATCCGACAGATACAATAGACCTTCTTAATTCACTTGGATTTAAGACTCGGCTTGATTTCATAAAGTTCTTTATTCAGCTCTTTGGCTGCACATTGTTTATAGACTCTAAGGCGAGGACTGTATCGCTTTTGACGTTCAGCAATTTGATAGGCAATAAATCCAAGGCTAAAGACTGGGGCGATAAGATTGTCAAGTCTTCAGAAATAGAAGTGACATACGTTCCGGATGGGTATGCACAGAACAATAGAATAGCCCTCAGTGACAACAAGTCCAATGATATAGAAGATTCGGTGTCATTCACTATTGGTGACGTTAATCTTGATACTGAAAAAACGTTGTTCACATTGGGTGTAATGCCATTCGGGACGCAGTCAGACGGAGGAGTGATATATCCTAACTATCCAGTGTTTGACTTTTCAGGAGATTCTCCATCTTATGACCCACCCAAAATGTCGGGAGTTATAAAGCTTCTGAGCACTTCACACAGTCACGTCCTATCACAAGGTGATGTATCTAAAACTATATATCTTCCCGATGCTGTACCGGTTAGAATTGGGGAGATTGCAGGTGAATACTACAAGGATTTGTTTTCAGAGATTCTAAGCAGATATAAGAAGGTAAAGGCATATTTCGTTCTGTCTCCTGGAGATATACAGCAGTTTGATTTTTTTACACCTATATATTTGCCTCAATTGGGATTTTACTTCTATGTCCAGAAGATACAGAACTATAGGGCAAAGAGTATTACGCAAATCGAATTAATAAGAATGTGATATGGCAGAAACAACGACAACTAAGATTTATGAAGTGGAAATCAAGGCGACTGAAGCTTTTAAGTCACTTATTGACATGAAGAACCAGGCCAAGGAGCTTAAGGCGGAAATGGACAAGCTTGATGTCTCCACAGAGAAAGGTGCGGAATCCTATTACGACCTTGCATCAAAACTCAAGGCAGTTAATGCAGAAGCGGCAAAATATCAAAAGGAGATTCAAAATAACATAGTAAAGCAATCGGCAAACACAGGCAGCCTCAAAAGCCTGAGGGCAGAACTGAGCAACCTGACTAAGCAGTATGACGAGCTGAGCGCAGCCGAACGCAACGGCACCACCGGCGAGGAAAAACTGAAGCAGATAACGGCAGTGACAAACGAAATAAAGGAAGCTGAGGAGGCAACCCAACGCTATTACCGTAATGTCGGCAACTATGAGAACGCCGTCACCAACGCCTTTGCGGACCTCCGCAAGGAGATAAAAGACTACCGTTCTCAACTTCTTACGCTTCAGGAGGGTACGGAGGAGTATGCTGCCACTATGCAGAAACTTGCGGATGCGCAGTTCAAGCTGAAAGATATGAATGAGATTGCATCCCATTCCGCAGACGACCTCGGTGAGAAACTGGCCACACTGACAAGGATTTCAGGAGGGCTTGCTGCTGGGTTCAGTGTTGTTCAGAGCGGGCTTGCCCTTACCGGGAAAGAGAGTGAGGAACTTGAAAAAGTCATGATAAGGCTACAGGCAAGCATCGCTCTTGTCCAGGGACTTCAGGGCCTTGAGGGGCTTGGCAAGGACTTGCAGATAGCCAGGCAGCAGTTTGGCGGTGCACTGACTTCGGTAAAGGCCTTCATCGGCGGATTGTCTGGAGTAAAGAAAGCCCTGTATGCGACAGGTATAGGCGTACTCATCGGTGCCCTCGGCACTCTTGTAGCCAACTGGGACAAGATTACGGAGGCTATTATGGGGTCTAACGATGAGGCGGAAAGGCATCGGCAGTATATGGAGGAGATACTTGACAATTCCAACAAATATATTGATAACCTCAATCACGAGATTGCCCTTATGAAGATAAGGGGTGCAAGCGAACTGGATGCGCTTAAGACCAAGAGGAAAGACCTTGAAGCAGAAAAGGAACGCCTGCAGGCGCAGATAGAGCTCAATGAAAAGAGGATATATACAGAGGACCTCGGCGGACGTCTGAGGAAACAGATGTACAAGGACAACGAGGCTCTTGCCGAGCAGATAGAAAAGATAAGCGGTCAGATAGCTGAGGTGGACAAGAGCATAGAACTGGAGACCGCCCGTGTGGAGGAGGCTGAAAAGAAGAAGAGGGAGGAATACCAGAAGACCCAGGATGCTGCAAGGGATGCAGCAAAGGCAAAGTCTGAGGAGGAGGCAGTCAAACGGGCTGAGGAGGCCGGCAAGGCTTATGCAAAGGCGATAGAGGACGAGGCGAAACGCCGCAGGGATATTATGGTCCGCGAGGCTGAAATCCGTATGGGACTGATGGATAAAGAGTCGTTAGAATACCAGAATGCGCTTGAGCTTGAACTTCAGTTGCAGGCTGAGGCAGAGATAAAGAAACTGGAGCAGGAGGAGGGCACTGCCGAACTGATACGCCTGATACGCGAGCAGCTCGCACGCGACCTTGCGGAGCTTGACGAGGAGATGCTTGGTGATGTTGACGGGATGCTCGAAGAAATGACGAACAAGACACTTGATGAAATCAACAACACCAATGCTCAGATTGCGGAGATGACCGAAGAGCGCAAGCAAATGGCAAAAGATATGGTGCTTTCGTCCGTCGATTCTTTCAACCAACTGTTCGATGCGATGAGTCAGCGTGCGTCTGAACGCATAGCGGAGAGGTACGACAGCGAGCAGGATGCGCTTGACAGGAAGCTGGCCCACCAGATGATTTCGCAGGAGGAATACGATAAACAGACAGAAGAACTGGAGAAGCAGCGAGCCAAGGAGGAGGCTAAGCTTGCCCGTCAGGATGCGATAAGGGAGAGGGTGCAGGCCTTGTTTCAAATAGCGATGTCTACAGCCGAAGGTATCATGAAGTCTGTCGCCTCGTCTCCGATGACAGGAGGGCTTCCATGGTCCGCTATCGTGGGTGCTCTCGGAGCTGTGCAGGCAGCAGCGGTAATGGCTCAACCTCTACCAAAGGCTGCAAAAGGTAAGTACATCGAGGGTCCGAGCCATGCAATGGGCGGTGTGCAGATAGAAGCGGAGGGAGGAGAGGCAATCATCAACCGCAGGAGCACATCTGCATTCCTGCCGTTATTGTCTGCAATCAACCAGGCAGGCGGCGGAATCCCGTTTATGAAGCCCGGCACTGACGGGGGCTATGCCATTCGGTCAAGCCTGTCAACGGCAAAAGGAATGACGAGGGCGGATATGGAGAATGCCATAGAAAAGGCTTTCAACAAGGTCAAAGTGGTGGCTACTATCGAGGATATACGCAGGGAGGATGCCAACTATATGAAGATAGAGAGCAGCGGAACATTCTAAAAAAGAGGACACCCGAAAGGATGTCCTCAAAGCCAACGACTTTGCAAAGTGTTAATCAAACAAAGTTTACATGGCTCAATTCTGTACCGAATGCTTGTAATGCATTCTGTATCCTCTCCACGGTCTTGTGGCTTGGATGTCTGCGTCCGGTCAAATAGTGACTTAATTGTCCTTGGGAAACTCCTGTAATCCTCTCCAATCCTGCTAAAGAAAGTTTCTTGCTGTAAAAAGACAGGAAAGAAGGTACATCGTAACTGAAATCAAATACTATCCCAGCAGGCACCTCTCCGTCTGCTCTGTAGTCTTCTATTACATTCAGAAAATCTTGTTTTGCTTCCTCAACGGTTTTTCCTTCTCCTATCGCACCGAAAGATAAATTATTATCATCCGGCATATATGCTCCATATGTCCCGTCTTCTCCCAATTCTATAAATACTCTTACTCTTTTCATATTCTATATGTTTTAATGGGATGGGGTCAAAATTTGACACCCGAATCCCTGATGATTGACTTTAATGTTCCAGGCTTAACTTCTTCCGCTCCGTGATTGCTTGTCGTGAATTTCTTGCCTGTTATAGGGCTGTACCATTCGGGATGACCAGCCCTCTGTTTCTTTGTTTCATAGCAACCGTTCCTTGATAGGATTCGGTGCAGTTCATTGTATTTCATATAACTCTGTTTGATTAACAGGTACAAAGATAACGATATTAAAATTAATATCAAAATTTATCTGCATTATTTTCATTATTCTGCTTATTTCTATTTACTGAACTGGTTGCTTCACCCGATTTCGCCCTGATTATAAAGCCCCTTACGTGCGTTGTATCTACTTTTGAAATAAAAAGATACGCGCATGATATTTTTGGACATAAAAGGTGAAATAGCATCAGAGAGGACAAAAGCTATGATGAGCCTATTGGGTGGTAGTCGGGAGCTTTGTTCTGTTGAGAATATCCGCAAGGCTCTGTCAGAACATCCGGAAGACAAAGAGGTTAGTATCAGAATTGATTGTGACGGAGGTTCAGTAAGCGAGGGCTTGAAGATATATGACGAGCTGCGCAATTCCGGTAAGACAATATATGCAAATGTAGTGGGCGGTTGTCATTCCATGGCGGTCTGCATTCTGCTTGCCGCCCCTAAAGAGAACCGTTCGGCAAACAGGAACTGCCGTGCTCTCATTCATCGGGTGCTTGCACCAGTCTGCGACTACATATCTGCTGACGATGCGCTCGACATCGCTGAGTCCCTTGTAATGGAAGAGGACGCAATACTCGACATCTATGAGGAACGCACCGGCACTGACCGGAACACCTTGCGTGAGGTAATGCGCAAGGAGCAGGTGCACGATGCAAAATCCCTGCAGGAACTTGGCTTCATATCGAAGATAAACTCATACAATACAAACCAATTCTTTAACAAATTTTCAACTATGGCAGAAAAACCAAAACAGAGTGCTTATGAGAAGTTCATGAGCAAGCTCAACATCTTCCGCAACGGTGAGCCGAAGAACTTCGACTACAAGGATGCGGAAGGCAACGTGGTGCTTTCAACTGTCGGCGAGGAGGACAACCTTGCCGAGGGCGTGGAGGCGACTCTTGCATCCGGTGAGGCTTCCGGGGTGGTCACCCTTGAGGATGGCAGGATAGTGACGGTTACCGACAATGTTGTCACGGACATTGAGGAAGCCGAGGAGACAGAGAACCTTGAGGAACGTGTCGCACACCTTGAGGAGCTTCTTGACGATGCAACTAATCTTGTGCAGTCACAGCAGGAGACCATCAACGAGCTTCAGAACCGGCTCACCGAAAAGGATAATGAGCTGAAGAACTACAAAGGCAGCACGTATCAGCCGAAGAACAGGAAAAGCCAGGTGCCAGGTCTTGGCAAGAAGAACGCAGCACAGCCGACAGCCGAGGTCCTAAAGAGCCAGGCAAAAGAAAGGCGCGAGCTATACAATCAGAAAAGTCAAATCATCAAAAAGTAAAAGCTATGGCAGAGAAGAAATTTTTAGACATGGATAAGTTTCAGTTCTGCGGAGAGGTAGTCAAGGCTATCTCGGAACTGATGATGGAGGAGACCATACAGGGACCCGAAATCAATTCAATCCATACGGTATATCCGGACATTGTGACAAAGACTGAACTCGGCTTTGTAGGCGAGGGCGGAATGGTCGGAGTTGCCGGACAGGGTTGCAGTCCGACCCCTCAAGGCTGGAACATCGCGACAAGGAAACTGACTTGGGAGCCTAAAGTGTGGGAGATACTCCTCGCAGAATGCTACACCGCACTTGAAAATGCGGCTACAATCTATTCACTCCGTACAGGTGTGGATATTCCTGATTTCACCGACACAGACTACATGAACCTCGTTATGGAGGTGCTGAAGAAATCAATCATGGATTTCTGGTATCGTCTGTTCTGGTTCAACGACACTGCTGCAAAGAATGTGGCTGACGGTGGTGTAATCACCGCCGGTGTGGATGTCAAATTCTTCACCATCATTGACGGTCTGTGGAAGCAGATAATCGCCCAGGCAACAGCCAACACCAAGCAGCGCGCTGCGACCATTACGGAGAATGCTGCTGCAACCTATGATGCGCAGGCTCTCAATCCTGCCAATGTCAAGGGATACCTGTCAAAGGTGGTATTCGGTGCTCCTCTTCAGTTGAGGAACATGAACGACCGCTTCATACTCGTGACGCAGTCCGTATATGACGCCTACACTCAGGCATTGCAGGACGCATGCTGCCTTGAATCGGCAAGGGTTGCGCTCCTCAATGGTGTAGACGCGCTCTCATACAACGGCATTCCGGTAATCGCCATGCCTATCTGGGACAAGATGATTGCCGCATACGAGGACACCGGAACAAAACTGAACAACCCTCACCGTATCCTTTTCACGTCCAAGAGCGTGCTCGGTGTCGGTGTTGACGCAATCGACAGCTTCGACAAGTTCAGGATATGGTACGAGAAGAAAGACAGGCAGGTGTACATCGAGGCGATGGGACGTGCGGACGCCAAACTGACCAATCCAGAGTATTTCTCACTTGGAATCTAAGGAGGGCGGACCATGGACTGTTCAAAGATACAGGTTGGATTTCAGAATGCGGAATGTGGAAAGCCGGCAATAGCCGGCACCGCAGCCCGCGTAATCCTCATGAGCCTGTCAGATATAGACAAGGCGAAATCTACGGTGACGGACAACGTCATTTCATCACTCATCTTGAAGCAGGGTACAAAAGCGTATCAGGTGGACTCGCTTCCTAACGCTACGGTCGGCAGTGATTCCATTAATGCAGGGACCTATCTTAAGACCCACCAGCACAGCGTTGCCGTGCGTATCTTTAAGAAGTCGGAGGCTGCAAAGAAGTTCGTCAACGGACTGACCAACGCCCGTGTAGTAGCCATTGTTGAGAACAATGACAGGGGTGAAGACGGTGATGTGAAGTATGAGGTGTATGGCTGGGACTCAGGGCTGGAGCTGACAGAACTGACCACATCAACGGAAAATGCAGACGGTGTAGTCTACCTCTGCACCCTCGCGAGCGGTTCTGTAGCGCAGGAGGGGTCTCTTCCTATGAGCTTTTTCTCCGAAAATGAAGCTGCCACAGACGAGGCTGTCGAATCTCTTCTTAATCCTACACCGGGAGCATGATAACAGGCTTGATTGAATATCAGGAGTGGTATAGGTCGCTGGACAGGAGTGCTCAGTCGGCCTATGTCTCCGCTCTTGGTGGAAATGCGTTTCCGGAAAAGGAAAAACAGCTGCGCTCTCTTGCCAGGGAGTTCCTGCACAAGGAGGTTTCCGGATGCGGCTTCTGCATCCAGAGCGCACATTTCGAGATAATAAAATTAGATATAGAGAAAATGGAACAGATTACAAAAGAGTACGAGCTTCTTCCCGGAGCTGTACTGCATGACCCGGTAAACAAGGACTTCAATAAGATACTTACAGCGAGAAATATCACGGAGGAGCTTGCGCTCTACCATATCGCCAACAACAGGGGAGCGGTAAAGTATTTCTCAAAGTTGCCGTCCGACCTTGCAGAAAGGCTTCAGAAGTACATCGAGGAGCAGGGGAAAAGCATCAGTGCAGAGGATAAGGCAACAAATGAGAACAGGCTTGCACTCCTTGACAGGCAGGTGGAGATAGCAAAGGCAGAAATGGACGGTGCGCTGAAAGTATATGAGGCGGCCAAGGACAAGTATGACGAGTTCAAGAAATCTGCTGACGGTTTAAGGGCTATTGTGGAAGGCAAGCCGATAGATGTTGAGGAGCCACATGATGCCGCTAAAGCGGATGAAGATTCTTCGAAGAAACCGAGTGATGCAGATAACATTCCTGCATCCGGATTGCCTGTGGAAAATCCAAATGAAACAGGAGACGCTAAAGCGGATGAAGGAGCTAAGCAGCCGGAGCCTGTAAAGGTGAAAGCTACAAAGAAGGGCGGTTCTAAATAGAATGGATAGTAGGACGGGGCCGCTTCTCGTCCCGCTCTCAAATATAGATTTTATGAGACAGGTTCAGATAAAGTCCGCGCCGCAGTTCCGTGTTCTCAACTGGCGCAGCTATAAGATACAATCATATGGGGAAGATAACGACTTTCCTCAGGCTATTGATGAGATAGTGCGTGCGTCAAAGACTGGCACTGCATGCCTTTCCATATATAACGACTTTGTATATGGGCACGGGTTTCGGGATAGGGGGATTGGCGATGTTGTTGCGGATTTTGACGGACATAAGCTTGATGAACTTCTCCTTGCTGTATGTGACGACTTTACTCGCTGGCATGGATTTGCCCTACACGTCAACTACAACGAGAACTTTAAGGTACGTACTATTTCCCATATTCCATTCGAATGTCTCCGTCTTGGCAACGAGGATGAGGATGGAAATGTAAGCAGTGTCGTGTATCATCCGGACTGGGGACGCCGTGATGAAAGGCGTGCGTGGACACAATGGAAGATTGAAAGGTTCGCCCTATTTGACCCTTCCCCGGAAATCATAATGTCGCAGGTCAATGCAGCTGGAGGGTGGGATGGTTATAATGGACAGGTCCTCTATTACTCAGGCGAGAGTATGGACGCACTCCGTTATCCCGTGCCTATCTATATTGCGGAGATAACAGATATGAGAACGGAGGAGGGGCTTGCCAATGTGACAGGAAGGAATGTATGCTCAAATTTCCTAACTGCCGGAATCCTTGTGGATATAAAGGAAGAGGAGCAGAATGAGGAACAACTTCAGAAAAAGCAAAAGGAATTAGAGGCTTTTCAGGGAGACGAGAATGCATCGCAGCTTTGGTATCATCAGGTGAAAAACAAGGATCATATTCCGGAGTTTATAAAGTTCTCGGGAGAGAACTACGACAAGTCTTTCACGGCCACACAGGCATCTGTACCAGAGAATATAGGCCAGGCGTTCAAGCAACCTCCTATCCTCCGGGCAGTCAATGTCGGTGCGAACTTCGGAGCGGACCTCATGACGAACGCATACGCCTACTATAACAGCGTTACCGTTCGTGAGCGTAGGCAGATATCTGAGGTTTTCAGAAAGGTGTTTACTTATTGGTGGATGCCTTTGGACGAACCAGATTTCACCATACAGCCGTTGACGTATAATGCCGGCTTTTCCATTGCAGATAGGGTCGGCGATAATATGGATAAAGTATTAGAGGTGATGCGGGATGCGACACTTACGGTGGTTCAGAAGCGCAATATTCTTAAACTTGGATATGGTCTTCATGATGATGAGGTCTTGAAGCTTGTACCTGATACTAATATTTAGATTATTATGATACTTAGTCCAGAAGACATAAGGAGAGTGCGTCCTGTGGCAGAGAACCTCAATGACCCGTCCCGCTTGGTAACCTATATGCGTGAAGCCGAGGCTCTTCGTCTCATTGATGCTATAGGGGCGGGGGTGTACCGATGGTTTGATGAATCTGACTTCTGGGGTGATGGGCCATTTGTATATGCAAGGCCGGATGGTGTAAAGATATCCATAACAAGACAGGAATATGATACGATTATGGATGGGGGATACTATACAACTGATTGCGGTATGTTCAAGACAGAGGGACTGCGGGCCGCTATTGCATATATCGCCTATTCGCGATTTGTTGTGAATAATCCAATAACCCCTACCGCTTATGGCGTAGTATATAAAGATGGGCAGTTCTCAACCCGTGTTGAAGATTCGGTAATGGTGCGTAGCTCTAACGAGGCAAAGAAAATAGGGGAGGCATACTTGGATGGCGTGGTAGCGCATCTTAAGGCTCTTGGTCTGTTGTGTTCATGTTCAAGGTCGGCAGGAGCCTCGTCAAGGGATATAATCGTCAAATCAAGAAAGTTGTAGGTGATGAACATAAGGAAGCGCATAGGCAACGACCTTCTGGTGTCGTTTGACGTGAGGACGAACGGTGAGCTGCTCCCCCTCGAGGGCCGCTCCCTTGTCCTGGAGCTTGTCCACGAGTACGGTGAGCGTACCCGTGTCCCGTTCTCCGTGTCCGGCTCCATGGTGTCGTTCCACTTCCGCGGCCGTGAGCAGAGGCGCACGGGCTGCTACTACATGACCCTGTGGGAGAACCTCGGCTCTGACGGGCAGGCAGTGGTGGACACCTGCGAGGGCTTCACGCTCGTGCCGAAGTCCTGCCAGGAGAGTGACGGCGGAGCGGACGGCCTTGAGGTGGAGAGCCTAGACCTGGGTACCGTTGACCTTGCAGTGGGCGTCAAGGGTGACTCCGCATACGATACTTGGCTGAAGGACGGGCACGAGGGTACGGAGGATGATTTTCTTGCGTGGCTCCGCGAACCTGCTGCCGATGCTGCGGAACAGGCTGTGGAGATTGCGAAACAGGCGGCAGAGGCAGCTGTCCGCCTTGTCCAGGAGAACGTGCTGGGCCTTGAGTTCGACGACACGACCGGAGCGGTGTCGGTCGTCCTCGGCTCGGACGACACCCCTTTCGTGGACGGTAGCATACAGGATGACGGTACGGTGAATCTGAATTTTGACTATTAGGAATATAGATATATGGCAAAGGTAACAAAGACGATAGGCAGTGTTCCCGTCTGGTGCGGGGCGTACGAGCCCGGCAGGACCTACAGGAAGTATAACATGGTGACGCTGTACGACAGCTCCTTCTACTCGAAGTCTGACGGCAACGCCACCGCCCCGGCAGTGAAGGACGGGGACGGTACGATAACGGTCAACGTGGAGGACTGGGGGCTCATCCTTGACGGTACGCAGCTCAACACCTTCAACGTGAGGATGGACGAGATAGAGCACGACTTCGGCTCCCTCGGGGAGTTCCTGGAGACGCTTGCGCACTCGGACTGCACGCTCGACCAGCGTGTGAAGACCCTTGAGGCGTTCCTCCTCTCCGTCCTTTCCGGACAGGTGGTAGTCCCGAGGCTCAAGGTCCGGGACATGGAGGTATGGGGGGAGGACAACCTTGTCCTCACGGGAACCTCCGCCCCCAAGTTCATCCCGGACCGCGCCGGGCAGTTCTACATAGACACTGCGAACGATGCCACATACAAGTCCATCGGCAACAAGGCTGTTTCCGACTGGAAGCCGCTGTAAACATAAAGAGATATGCAGGTAAACAGATACAGCACAATACAGGAGTACATGGACGACACGTCCCGCTCCTCCTCGAAGTCGGCGGTCTCCCTGATAGCGGAGGTCTCCGCCGCGGTATATGACGGTGTGAACTGCCTGACCCATGACATCCGGTCGGGC